ACTGCTGATTTAAGAATGAAAAATTATGCACAGGCTCAAAAAGCCTCACAAGAGGCAGGTAGACTAATTGGCGGTATAGGTCAGTCTTATGGAACTATAGGCACTCAGGCGGCTGATACAGGCCGTGTGTACGGCGCGATGACTCCTGCGGATCTAGCATTTATGCAGGGTGTAGGAGAATCAGAGCGTGGATTTAGACAAACAGTGCTTGATACAGAAAGACAAGAAGCACAAAGGCCAACTGAGCAAGCTCTATTGCCATATAACTACGCATATGGCGCTCTGTCTGGTACACCTTCTGCGGGTCTTTATACTCAAATACAACAACCTACTTATCAAACTAATCCAGTAATGGCTGGACTTGGAGCATATACAACCCTTCAGGGCATTAACAGAGCTTAGAAATAAGGCGAACAATTATGGTAAGCGGAAAAAGACCACAATTTAACTTAATGGTAGATCCATATACAGAGCAAATGTTAGCTCGTGGAGTAGGTGGTGCTCCAATGACTAATCTTGAAGCAGTTAGAGCTAGAAAAACTCCTACTTTTAAAGATGATCCAAAAACATTGATGGATAATTTATTTAAGGGTGGTTTTTTTGGTTTAGGTGATGTTTTTGAAGCTGGTGGTCCAGGATTTGCTAGTATGCCGTACAAGCCTCCGAAAAATGTACAGGAAGCTACAAAACAAATTACGGGTAAAGATGATAATATATTTCAAGTTCCCGGTGAAGATTTAAATACCAAAAGCGCATTTGAAATAAACAAAGTATTATCCGAAAATTTTGTTCCAAAAAAGGATCGTTTAAATTACAGAAAGCCTGAAGCTTTAGACTCAGATTCTGCTTTAGCTCAAAATATACCAATAGAAGAAATAGAAAGATCTAAAAAAGCTGAAGAGTTTAGAGCTCAAGAAGCAAAGATAGCTGAAGCTCAAGGTATGCCACAGGAAAATCTTGTAGGTGAGGGTGGCGAAAAAGATGGCGAAAAAGCTATTGAAAAACTTTTTGAGCAATCTATGGAGGACTATATTACAAATGCTAGAGGTGTTGGTCCCGAAAAAAGAACTAAGGACTTATCGGAATACAAACGAGAGTTTGCTGAAGCCACAGGTATAGATATAAGCGGAAAAGTTGATAAGAGTGCCGCTCTCATGTCGCTTGGACTTGCTCTTATGCAGAACAGAGCAGGTAAAGGTTTTAACGTAGGTCGTATGCTTAGTGAATTTGGTAAGGCAGGAGAAGCCGCCATGCCTGCGCTAGAAAAAGCCAAGACACAAGCTAGAAATGATGCGATAGCAGCAGGCAAGTATGCCTTACAAACTAGAGCGTCAGATCGAGCTACTGACGCCGCCAATCAAGAAAAGCTTATGAACCGTGGTAAATATTGGGTTTATAAAAAAGGTGCTAAGGGAGCAGAGTTTTCTGAATTTGATAAAGGTGAGTTTGTTGATTTGAATAAATTTGAACTTAACAAACTTGTAAACACTCCAGACTTTGATAAAAATTATGCATTTATTGATGCGGATGATCGTTTTGATATTTTAAAAACAAGAGCAGAGGCTTTAGATAAAGACCCTGAAAAATCTTGGAGTAGTAAAGGATATGACCGTATATCTTTAATAGGTGGAGATCCTAAAGAAACCCCTTACGAACTTACAGTTCAAGGAGTTATGAGAGATGCTAATTATGAATTAAAGCCTGGTGAATATAACATGAAATTAGGTGAGACTAAAGAAAGTGTTATAGATCGTATGATTGGCTATCAAAATGGCATTAATAAAGATATGGATAAGTTTGAGGGCTTAATTGAAAATATTAATCAAGGTGTAAGCATACCTAAACAAGCGATTGATAGAGTAAAAGGTTTTTTTAGGGCAATTGGATATACGCCTCCAGATGGAATGCCAGGAACAACACAACAGGCAAGACAGCAACTGAAAAACTTTTCAATTGATAATGCAACTGAGATTCTTAAAGAATCTGGGAAAACATTGTCTGATGGCGATAGAAGATTGGTTAACGAACGTGTTGGTCAAATTGATTTCTTTAACGCAGATCCTGCTTTAATAATGAATCAAATTAGAGATGTTTATAATTTTACAGTTCAAAAATCTCAAAATAATTTAGATCAAGCTATTAGAGCTCTTGGAAGAGATTTTGGAGTTTTTGTTTACCCAGCAGGACAGGATGATATACCAGAGAATCAAGAAGAACTCGATGCTATGAATAAAAAGTTTAAAACAAATTATACAATGGATGATTATAAAAAATGACACCTCAAGAACAGCTAAGAAAGTTTAGAGAGAGTCAATTATCTCCACAAGAATTGCTTAGAAAATTTCGTGCTGAAAATCCTACTGGTAGTTCTCTTGGTATGGAAAGAGCTAAATCTTTTGCTGATTTAGTAACAAAATCTAAAGACCAAGATTTCGATTATGATACAGGCGCTAAAGGTGGATTAAGAGCAAAATTATCCTTCATGGAGACTGCTGAAGAAAAAGAAAATTTTCTTCGTCAAAGAGTTGGAGATGAGGGTTTTACCAAAGACTCAAAAGGAAATTTAGCTTTAACACCTGCTGGTCAGGCCAAAGAGGGCATGGAGCCTATCGGTAAAAACCTTGTGATAGAGGATAAAGGTTTTACTCTTAGAGATTTTTCTGATGTAGCCGGTTTGGTTCCAGAAACCGTTGGTTCTATTGTTGGTGGTATACTTGGGGCTCCAGGTTTATTTACAGGTGCGTTAGGAGCGGCAGGTGGAGCAGCAGCGGGTCAGACAGTTGAGGAAGCTATTGAAGGTCTCATGGGTCTGCAAAAACAAACAGGACAAGAAGTTCTTAAAGATGTGGCTACAGAAGCCGCTATAGCTGGCGCTGTAGATTTTGCTACAGTTGGGACATATAGAGCTCTTCGTGGCGCTGTTAATTTAGCTGGTAAAGGTGCAAATGCCGCCGCTAAAGCTACTGGACAAACACAAAATGAATTAAATCAAGAAGGTGCTGAGAGAGCTTTGCGTCTTTTAGATAAAGGGGCTCAACCAAGTTATGAAGCCGCAGGTATGAATGCGGCTGTATCTAGAATTTCTCAAATATCAGAAGCGATTGGTGGAGGAAAAAGAAGAGCTCTAAAAAATATTGGTTTTGCACTTAAAGAAAAAGCAGATCTTTTACAAAAGTATGGAGCCGTTGATTCTGAAGAGCTTGCATCAATTCTTGGAAAATCAACGCCTGCAAAGGCAAAAGAACTTTCTAATCAGCTAAAAAACGCTCAACAAGCTCATATGAAAGCCATAGATGATAGTCTTGGTATGTTAACTCAATCCACTCGTAAGGGTGAAGAGATTGATGATTTTGTTTTAAAAGCTCTTACGGATAACTATGAAAGTTTTGTAAAAGGTGCTGATGCAGAATGGAAAGCAATTGATGATACTTTAAGTAATATTAAAGGAAAGATAATCTTAAATGGAGAAGAAATTGAGGCTACAGGAGGTCAATTGCCCATTTTTGATATTCAAGCATTCAAAACAAGATATGATGATGTTATTCAAAATGATTATGGAGGAGCAAAAGGTTTGCCTCCAGAAGAATTTACAAAAATTGGTAATGATATTAATGAATTGACACTTTCTGGTCCTAAAGATGGATTTACATCTTTTAACGGAATGAAAAATCTTCGTAAAAACATTCAAGATACTTTAATGGACCCAAGATTAAGCACTGGGGCTACAACAGCTAGACGTTATTTGTCTGACGTTCGTGATAAAATTGACGATATGATGTACGGAAGAGTAAAAATGAGTTTTGCTGGAACTGGTCCAGGCGGCGCATCAATTATGAAAAGGGCCATGAAACAGTTAGAGAATGCTCGTGCTTCATACAATGCAGAAATTGGTCTTTACCAAGGTTTGGAAAGGTTAAACATTTTAAGAAATGTGGGCGAAGCTGGTAGAGATGTTAAGTTAGTAGTAGGCAGATATTTTGATGACATTGTAAAAACGCCAAGGCGTGTAAATGCTGTTTTAGATGCATCAAAAGAAGGTAGAGAAGAGGTGCGTCAAGCACTTGCTCAAAAATACATTGATGAGGCTTTAACAGCCGCTAAAAAAGATTTTTCTGATCCAGATAAATTTAATGGTGTTTTGTTTAACAGCAAAATAAATAGTTTAGGAAAATCTGGTAAAGCTATTTTTGGTGATGATTGGAATCAAGTTCAAAATATAGCAAGATCTTTAGCTTATGGTGGTATTAAAAGAATAGATGATGATATTTTAGAAAGAGTTGTTTCGCAAAATCCATCTGATGATATAGTTACCACTCTTAAAAGTATAAAAGATGCTCAAGTTGGCCTCGAAGAAGCCATGTCATCTAAAGTTCTCCGTGATTTAGCAGAGGGAAAATTAGACCCTCAAGATGCTGCAGTTTCAATAATGAGCCCAAAAACTACAACTTCACAAATGAATAAGATTATGGAGTTTTTCAAAGACGATCCGGTAGCTCAAGAAACTATAAGAAAAACTATTATCAATGATATTCTTGGATCAGTTGACGAAGATATTTTTGTAGATGCAAAAGCTGCATTTTCTTTAAAAAATTCTTTAAACGCTTATAAACCTAAAATGCTAGAAAAATTCTTAGGTAAACAAGCTGTTGCGGATTTAAATGAATTTGCTGATGATTTAATGATGCTTAGTGATACCGGAAGAAGAGGTGCTGGGTCATTAGCCGCAGATCAGATTAGAACAGGAGCGTTCACAGCGCCAGTTAAAAATGCTGGTAAAATGGCTCGTTTTAAATTTTTAGATTATTTATTTAATCGTCCATCTACAATGCGCAGAGCTTTAGAATTAAAAACGGGTAGAAAAACTCCTGAAGAAGCAGCGGCAAGTTTATCTCAGGCACTAAATGAAGCGGCTTCTCAAGTAGGATCTGGTAAAACTGTAGGTGAAAGAGTATCAGGTGTAACTAAAGGATTAGGTGCGTTAAACAGAGGACAAGTTATAAACAGACAAATTGCAAGTCAACTACTTACAAGTCCTCAACAAGTTCGTGGAACTCCGCCTGCAAACCAAACAAGTGTACCAGATGTTAGACCACCAATTACTTCAAATGATTTAAAAATAATTCAAAGATCTAATCCAGTCGCATCTCAGACACAAGCAAATCTAAGAGAAAGAGCTAAAAGAAACCCTTACATTGCCTCTACATTACTTGGTGGTTTAGGAAGTGCAGGATTGCTTTAGTCTTCTATAATAGCGCTTAATCCACCAGATGCAGATATCGGATGGTTTTCAAGAAATTTTTTAGATGCAAATCCTTGTTTTTCGTAAGCATCATCAATAATTAGGCCGACTTGCTCTTTTAAGCTTCTGCGTTCTTTCCTCGATATTTCAACTATCTTTTCGTAAGTATCTGTGCTAACACCTACTGACTTTAGATAAGAACTCTTAGACACTAGTATAACTCCCAAAATGTACCTAAAACCACGATATAATCCCAAACTAAAAAGGTCAAGGTCAAAGTACGGAAACAAAAAGACTACTATACATGGAATTACATTCGATTCGAAGTGGGAATCAGAGCGTTATTTGTATTTAAAATCCCTCGAGAAAGCTGGTAGGATAAAAGATTTAGAGCTCCAACCACGCTATAATATCCTGGTTAACGATCAAAAGATCTGTGCGTATGTAGCCGATTTTAAATACAATAAAGAGAATGCAGATGGTATTTGGGAACATATTGTTGAAGATGCAAAAGGTGTAGAAACTCCTGAATTTAAACTAAAAAAGAAGCTTATGAAGGCTGTTTTTGATATTGATATATATCTATCCAAAAAAAATTCTTGACTAACATAAAATATTTTGCGAAGTGTAAGGCTCTAGAAAATTTAAGTGGAGATTTGCCATGAGCAATCAATTACTCGAGCGCAGAGAAGAACTGCGTACTATTATCGATGGGCATAAAAAAGAGCTCTCAGATATAAACGAAAAAATCCAAGATACTTGGCAACAAGAGGTTCGTGATACTTTACGGGCCGTTGGCAAAGATTTTGGTTCGACTACAATCATGTCTGGAAATAAAAAGCTTAAAGCTAAAATTGGCAAGAAGGTTACTTGGGATCAAGAAAAGCTTTTTGATCAATTAAATAAAATGTCACCAGAAAATGCAAAACACTATGGGAAGCTTGTTGTTTCTGTTGAGGAGCGAAAATACACAGCCGCTCCACCAGATATTAAAAATCAATTAGAAGATTGTAGAACGGTAGAAATGGGTAGTTTCTCAATAGAAGAGGATAAATAAATGGGTCTACAAATTATATCAGCCGAACAGCGGCTTGCAGAAAAGCGCGGTCATAAGATCGTAGTATGCGGAGCAAGTGGTGTTGGTAAAACAACATTAGCAACAACACTTGATCCTAAATCAACATTATTCATGGATCTGGAGGCAGGGGATGCCGCAATAGAGGGTTTCCCGATTGACGTTATTCGTCCACAAACGTGGAGTGAGTGTCGTGACTTTGCCTGCTATCTTGGTGGTGGTAATCCATCTTTGCACGAAGATCAGTGCTATAGTCAGGCGCACTATGATAGTGTTTGTCAGATGTATGGTGATCCAAGTAAACATGTGAATAAATATCAAACGCTTTTTATTGATTCAATTACAGTAGCTGGGCGTTTGTGTTTTCAGTGGTGTCAGCAACAGCCAGAGTCAAGATCTGACAGAACTGGTAAGCTAGATACTCGTGCGGCCTATGGTATGCACGGACGCGAAATGATGGCGTGGCTTACACATCTACAACACATTCGCGATAAGAACGTAATCTTTGTCGGTATCCTAGACGAATACACTGACGATTATGGGCGCAAGCAATATGCGCTTCAAATCGAGGGTTCCAAAACTGGCAAAGAATTACCAGGCATCGTAGATGAAATGATTACGATGGCGGTCTTGGGGGGCGAAAACGGACCGTATCGTGCTTTTATCTGCGATGCTTTAAATGAATGGGGCTATCCTGCAAAGGATCGCTCTGGTAGGCTCGAAACGCTTGAAAAGCCGCATCTTGGTAAACTTATTGAGAAAATGGGTACTGGGGGAAATACAGAAAGAAATTTAAACTTTGTAAACCCCAATGAACAAACTTTAGCAGAAGGGACAAAAAATGCTGAATCTAAATAACGCCGCCGTTTCAGAGGCACCAACACAAACACGAACACTTATTCCAAATGGAACAGTATGTCGTGCAATCATTGCAGTTAAACTTGGAGATATGGAACTACCAGAGTTTGGCAACGGAATGTGGTTCAAAAAGTCAGCCAATACGAATGCCAAATGGATGGAACTTGAGTTTACAGTCGTTGGCGGAGAGCACGACAAACGTAAGTTCTGGCATCGTATTTTTGTCGATGGCGATAAGATGGGTTCGAGTGGTATTCCATTAGCCAAAGAGATTGGTTTGTCTACACTTCGATCAATAATCGAAAGTGCAAACAATATTGATCCATCTGATATGTCAGAGACTGCGATGCAAAGACGCAACATAAGTGGCGTTAATGACTTGAGCGGCATGGAGATTTGCGCTAAAGTCGGAATTGAAAAAGGCACAGGCGGCTATGAGGACAAGAACAAACTCATGGCAGCAGTAACGCCGAACCAGAAAGATTTTATCCCTTCTGGACAGGCACCGATGGCGCAAGCACCTGCGGCTCAACCGCAACAAACGGCGCAACCAACATCCGGTGCAGTTCCAAGCTGGGCTAACAAGTAATCTAGCGGCACAGGTTTATTCCACACCTGCTAGACCTCGCACAGGGGGGGCGAGGGTCCAAAACCCCCCACCATCTAGATTAAGAAGTGGATTCGGATATGTTACTGCGCCCCTATCAAGAGGCCGCTATAACTGATGCTTGCAAAGCATTAGATAAGCACAAAAACACAATCGTTGTTGCACCTACTGGAGCAGGCAAAACAATCATGTTGTCGGCGCTCGTAGGTCAAAGATACAAGAACGGTAAAAAAGTTCTTGTTATGCAACATAGAGATGAACTTGTAGATCAAAATAAATCCAAGTTCGAGCGTCTTAATCCATACATCACAACGAGCATAGTAAACGGCACAGTCAAAGATTGGAAAGGTGGCACTGTGTTTTCGATGGTGCAAACAATATCCAGGGATAACAATCTTAAAGATAGACCTGCTTTTGACATGGTTGTTATTGATGAAAGCCATCATGCGGCGGCTGATACATATTTAAAAGTTATTAAAGCAGTCAAAAAAGACAATCCAGATGCAGAGATTGTGGGTTTTACTGCTACGCCCAACAGAGGCGATGGAAAGGGATTGCGAAAAGTATTCAATAA